CAGTTCTTGATCGCGCCCTCAAACTTCTGCACACTGGCTAAAGACCTAGCGAGCGCTACCGGCGGGGTGGTATGGTCGCCCATTTTTACGCCATCAGTTGTACCAAACCCGATAGTCGGTACGTCGCCTTTGACTGGGATGACCGCGGTGTCGGTGTAGCCTTCGTGCATGACAATCCCCACCAGCGCAGATGCGGATAGCGTCAACCCAGCGATGGCATTCCGGGTACGTGGTTGTATCACGGCGTGTCACCTCGCATCTTTGGCTGTGCTACTAATCTGGCTGCAAACGCTCCACCGACGACGATGAAGCTCAAGGCAGCGAACATGTTAGGTGGCACTACATCCGTGAACTGCGGCAGGATTACCTCCGCGCCAGACAGTAGGCTTGCCAGCAGCATCAACCGGATGCTCCATGCTTTTTTAATTATCAACTTCCAGTCAGCTACGAGTTGCATATTGTCTCCTATTTCAATGCCAAGAATTGGTTAAGTGTTAGATTTGGCTTTATCGATATTACGTTGTCTGGCGAGCAGAATATCGTGCCCCCAGTATTGTCGATCAGTGTACCAGATAGACCAGTCACTGAATCCCGACCATAACCACCTGTGATTGCCAGTGGTGCAGATGGCGAAGATATATTCTTAATCTTGAAGCTGGTCAGGATATAGTTAGCTGAGTCTACCGCGTCAATAATCCTCGCGAAGTCAGTGATACCTGCAGCGGTCGTAAGCCAGTAGGTTTCATACGCGTAAATCTGCGCCCAAGTGATTGAGCCTCCCGCTACTTCTATTAGCATGAGCGTATCATCAATCGTGATGCCTGTTACTAACGCGCCATTGATGCCGTTGGCTGCATAAACAGTATCTGTCACTTGGTTGATAGATAAATTAAGCCCCGTGCTGTATAGCGTCGCGGTTGTCTCATAGAATATCTTAGCTGTTGTTGCATCGGCATACATCGCACGGATGCGAATGCTCTTGTCTGCCGTCCAGGTAATGGGGAAGGTGAGTGTCGCGCCTGGCACGCCATTGTATAGCTCTAAGTTTGCCGCTACGTCCCACAACTGTACACGAGTACCTGCGACCAGTCCTGATAGTTTTACCGCTGTCAACACGCCTGCGTTATGCGTAATGGTCAGCGCAGAGCCGCCAGTACCTATGAGGGTAAGCGTATTCGCAGGCATGTTGATAGCACCCGAACCTGTGAGCTGCGCATTGCTAAGTATGAGGCCGTAAGTGAGCGCGAAGTTTACGCCATCTGTGGACGTCAGGAACTCTGGCGCGGTGATTTTCGCTGCTTGGCAGGTGTACCAGTGGGCATAGTCATAGACTTCGCGAACAGTGTGGTCTACTGTAAGCGTTAATGTCTTAGCGACGGTATCAATCGCGATGCCCGTGTATGCGCCTACAGTCGCCGAGTTAGTCTGCTGGATGACAGGGTCTATCGTCTTTGTACTTGCAGCTTCATTGAACTTGTAACCGTAGATTCGCGTCCACGTTATAAACAGACCGTCTGTCGTGCCATCAAACCACGCGCTCGCGCCTGCGCCTTGGGAGTTCGTTGTGAACACGAGGTCTAGCTGACCGTCGTATCCGCTGTTCTGCGTCACAGTAAAAACACCCGCTTGCCACACATCAGGGGTATTCGCACATGTGAATGTCTGCTGCGTGATGCCTAGCCCAGAGATAGTAACGCTAGGTAAGTTAGTCGAGCCGTAAGCGGTGTTGAATCGCAGATTTCCAGCTAAAGTGATCGGCACGCCATTCGGCGCGGGAATCTTGAGCGCAAACGTGCCAGCACCTAGTGTCCCCGTCGGTATATCAGCACGTAGCGAGGATGAGCCGTTTAGCTTAGTCGTATTGTCACGGAAGTATTGCGCGTATGGTGTGTATAGCTCTTGCTGAGTTGGGTCGCTGTTCTTGGACTTTATCTGCACAAAGTTAGCCGATGCGCTGTCCTGCATACGGTTACCTGCTGTACTATAATCACAGAACGGTGAGGGTGGTGCGGATACAAAGGTTGGTGAGTCGTACACGAATGAGCCCATGGAGCCTTGAGCTGCATTCTGAGTGCTATACTGCAGGGCACCTACTTTTAGTCGAGTAAATCTAGTACCTAAAATCGCAGTGTTATTTGTTATTCTAGTCGCAGCAACCAGCTCGCAATCTGTAAAGATGGGCGCTACCCCCGACCCTTGTAGCAGGATGTTTACGCCACTAACTACGCAGCTATTGTGGTTACAAGCCATTCCGCCCTGACTGTACGCTGTTGAGAACGCGCTGGCTCCGCCTATTACATAGACGCTATTAAAGTCCACGATAACACCGCTGTACTCGTTTACGGCCCCTGTCGAATACTTCGCTACGATTGCGCAGTTGTTAACTTGCATTCGAGAAGCGACGGCGAAGATATTAAGCGGGACGCAGATACTGCTGTCATAACCGTAGAACATCGAATTATTGACGGTCATCGGTACATTGCTGCTAGTAAACACGGATGGATAAATCGAAAAACCCCATCTATATGTGTTCGACTGATTCTTGTCGCCCAGATTCTTTGCCAGCGCGTATGTAAACTCCCGCGTGTTGTTCGCTTGCCCTGATGACGTCCAGTTGTGATACACAAAGCTAGGGTAGGTATCACTGTAATTATAAATCGCCACGTTACTTGTAAATGTGCCCAGCGGTGCGCCGACTATGTGCGCGTAAGTCAGTGCGGAGGATAGCGGCACAACCCATGCGCCTGCGCTGCCAGTTATTCCTGCTGCGCTAATCGTGCGCAGGTCAGTCTTTTGTATGTTAGTTGCGTCCGTCGATGCTATAACGATAGTGTCACCAACTTGCCAGCCTGTTGTGTTGTCTACCGTGATGCTAGTGTCGCCTGCATTTGCCGCGACAGTGAGCCGCGCCCTTGGGTCGCGTGTTGCACCCGCATGGAACACTTTTGCCAAGTTGTCCGTAAAAAATCCGTACTTCGCGTTAGCTTGAGCGGCTGACTTATTCAGGTACATTACAGCATTTACGCCCAGGGGAATCTGGTCATTTACGCCGGAACCTATAGTCGACCGTCCATAGTCAAGCGTACCCGTAGTGTTGATGCGAATGTCGCCTTTACACGTTAAGCTGCTTGAGACAGTGCGGGATGCTTTGAGCGTACCCGCGACATAGATGCTGGCATTCGTGCTGACGCTGTTTATCACGATTGTCGCGGCACTATCATCGCCCCACGTGAACGTGCCATCCATTGTAACAGTATGCGCGGACTGTATCAGAACGCGGTCGCCCTCGACAGGTACAGATGCGCCGCCATCCCAAGTAGAAGGTGCTGATGCCAAGCCTGATGCTATTGAGTATCTGTTTGCCATTACGAGTATACCAAGGCTAAATGATTCGCCCAAACTTTGTCGAAGTTCGCATTACCACCTGCCCATGATTCTGTGACGTCACCATCAGCGCCTATCACCAAATAATGAATGCGCCATGCTGCGTCGGTGTCTAGCGAGCCCGGAGCGGCTTCTGCTTTGTATATCGTTGTGTCGGACGTAAAGTCCACGCGCCTTGCGTATGCCATGTCTGCCTCCGAGATTCCGTCTAGCCCAGCAACCCCTTGAGCCCCCTGTGGACCTGTCGCCCCCTGTGGGCCGGTTGCGCCTGTAGCTCCCTGTGGACCTGTTGGCCCAGTTAATCCTGTTGTCCCTTGTGGACCTGTCGCGCCTGTCGCGCCCTGTGGACCTGTTGGCCCAGTTAATCCTATTGCCCCTTGTGGACCTGTCGCGCCTGTCGCGCCCTGTGGGCCTGTCGCACCTGTCGCGCCTGTCGCACCTGTCGCACCTGTCGGCCCAGTTAATCCTATTGCCCCTTGTGGACCTGTCGCGCCTGTCGCGCCCTGTGGACCTGTATCCCCCTGCGGACCTGTCGCACCTGCTAGTCCTGTCGCCCCTTGTGGTCCTTGCAGACCTGTCGCCCCCTGTGGCCCTTGCGGGCCGTCTAGTCCGCGTGGACCTGTCACCCCTTGACCACCTATTGCTACGACAACGGTTTCTGTGACCTCTACTGGCACAATCTGGACAGCCGCTACCTCTACCCCAGATATTACTGGGGATTCGATGGTTACTACCTGCTGGCTGACCACATCAACCATAATTACTTCGTACCTCGTGCACTATTCTCAAGCAACTCTGTACGTCGCGCCAAGTCATCTATACGCAGCGTGGTTAGCGCCGTGTCGCGGTGCGCATCGTTCTGTGTATACTGCGCCGCTCTAAACTCTGTAACCATTGCTGTTAGCGCGTCCATCTTAGCTGACTGTGTAGCAGCCCACCATATAGCCCCTGCGCTTTGTACCATTAACATGGCTATTAAGGCGATGGGGATTTCTTTACCGACGTGCCATTTGTCCTCGCGTCTGTTCTCTGTGCTATCTGTAAGATCATCCATGCTTTTTCCTAAGTTTATGACTAATTACTTAACTACTTCTGCGCTAACGATAACCGCCCCGTCTATCAGGGGGGTAACTATTTCGCCAGACACGCCGTTTATCAGCGTGTCTATCACCATCTCCATACCGTATACATAGCTACCAACAGCGAGTGCTGCAGACTGTGTGGAGGTGATATTGAGGGTGATAGTCTTGAATACGTTATCTATGGCGATACCGCCGTTCTCAGTGGTGAGCTGGAGAACGCTTGTGGTGTCAGTTATCTTGTTCTTGATATATAGCCTAGCTGTGTAGCTGGTCATATCGACTGGGAGGTTGTACACCAGCACTCCCCCTGATGTGTACGCGCTGTACCCAAGGGCGTTAGTGTCGTTGAAACTAACCGTATTCGCGTCGATCACAGTGGCCGCGTGGTGGTCTTTACTTTTCGGCGGGGTGTTCAGCGCGTTAATCTGCTTCATCCCCTGCACTGACTGCACCGCTACACGCCACCCGTCAGGGATGCCGTGAGCTGCTGAATTTATCTGCACCGGTGCGGACTGCGCTATCGCGGTGATGGGTGCGTATGCAACTGTGGGGGACTCCCAGCGTAGCACTCTGCTAAATGTACCCCCTTGCCTTATGTTAAAGTCCGCCATACGCCACCACCCTGTTTTTGTGTTTCCTACGTTCGAGTTCTGCTTTTGCCTGTTGGCAATAAGCGCGGAAACCCGCTTCATTCTCGGCAGACTTCGCACGGTCAAAAGTCTCGGCGTCCTGCTTCTTGTATGCGAGCGCTTTCATCCACATAAGCAATGAGTAATGGTGCTCCTCAGATACGTCTACAAACTCCTGGCCGCCGGCATCTGTTATCTTCGTGAGTGGTAGGCGGTAAATGACAAGATTAGCAGCGTCATCTGCGATAGGTACCTGTAACCACTTTACTAGGTTCTGCTGGGCACCTATCATCATATAGCGTACTGGCCCTTGCGTGTTGTCTAACCACAGCGGCTTGAGTATACCGTAGTCGTTATCACGCAACATCGGCATGTCGGTGGAGTTGATGATGGTTATTTCGGTGTTATCCGAGGCTCTGTACGCAGACATTATCCGCAGTATAGAAGGGTCAGTTGCCGAGGTGTTTACCCCGGCAGTAATAGGCACATTGGTGGCGCTGGATGTAAAGTCCGGTATACCACCTATCAGGCGCACGAACATGAAGTACGCTTCGTTCATGTAGCGCCATACATCTGAATCACTCCAGAGATAGGGCGCTATAGCGTCTACGACGTCAGATCGAAACGAGTCGTATAGTTCGTCTGAGTTCATTCAGCTACGTTCTTCTCAGCTGTGTAGCCAGTCCACAAGGCCTCATATTCTTTTTTGTCTGTCGCGAAACCTAATATTTTTACCAAGGCTTCTCTCGTAGGACATCCAGATGCTGTGAAGTCTTCACGACCACCACGGTCTTCTAATAGTTTGAATGCAGCAATAATATTCTCTTGGCGCTCTTCAGGCGTCATGAATATCGGCTCCGGTAATTCAGGGTCGAGTACATCAATCTCACCATCCACAGGAAGTGCGCCAATAGCCACCGCGTCTTTGACGCAGATAGGTGGTACGTGGGTTGGCTGGCCTTTTTTGAACTCCACGATGTGCCCGAATAGAGTGCGCATGGAGTGGTTACGGCTAAGTACGAAATCTGGCATGGTATGCTCCTGTTGCTAGAGTGGGCTAGGGGCCGAAGCCCCTAGGGTTGATTATGTAGACTGAACTTCGTTACCACGGCCTTCGATGCTGTACTCGAAGCGCACACGAACTTTACCCGCAGTAGCAGCTGCAACGGTGAAGTTGAAAGTCAGCTGTACATCTAAACCACCAGTTACACCGTTGGGTACGGTGAGTACTGTACGAGCCGCAGATAATAGGCTAGTAGCCGCTGCGTACTTAGTAGCTGACCCGGAGTCGCCCACAGACATAGTGGCTACGGTAGGGCCGACATAGGCCGTTTCAATAATGATGTCACCAGCACGCATGACAGCACCCGCCGGTACGTTGAAAACCTTGACAACAGGGGTACCTACAGCACCGAAGCTCTGGGTTACACCATTGATGTCGACCATCGTATCGCCATAGCTGAAAACGAACTCTTGTACCAATGGGTACTGGGCTTGACGCGAAGTAGTTAATAGCATTTGTATTCTCCTAAATGGGTGGTAAGTCGAGGTCGTTTCCGACCTCGGAACTTATTACTGAGCGGTGTAGATAGATAGAACACCGAAGTCTTCTACAGTGCTACCGCTGTACTGGGTATAGAACTGAGGCTTCTTGAAGCCAACGATCTTGCCGGTAGAAATACCTTGCTGGTTCTCGTAGTCGAAGCCTTTTTCAACCCACTCAGCGGTACCGATGTCAGCCATACCCATTGCCTGCGCACCGCAGAACAACATCTGCTCACCGTCTACCAAGCCACCTGCACCCCACTTGCTACCAGAAGCAGCCAATCGTGTGTTGTACACGTGGCGGAACTCATGGATATAGATACCGTCAATCTTGACGCTAGAGCCAGTGAACAACTCATTACCTGCGCCACGGTTTTGTGCGTAGCGTAAGTTTTGCAAGTAGGTCGGGTCTAACTTCAGACGTGCCATAGCGGTTGGTGTCAGGAAAGCGTGGTAGGTCTCTTCGCCACCCTTTTCTTTGATACCGCGAATGTAGTTGTCCTTGGCGTATGCTTTAGCAGCTACGAACAATTCCCAGGCTGGTGTGTCAGTGGCAGTAATAGCACCGTTACCTGTGCCCCACTCGATCTGCTTGCTGGTGTTGTTGTAACGACCATAACGCTTAGAGCTAGGTGCGGTAACGTCTGCAGCAAACTCCAAGTACGGCAGGTCAGAACCTACGCGGGCTACGCCGGAGTTCTTCATGTTGTAGGACACACCCGACATAGTCAGGAACGCCAACTGGTCGATACGATCGCCTAACCAGTAAGCCAACTTGTCGCGCGATTCTGTGCGGAAGTTAACGATAGACTTCTGGTCAGCCATACGACCTTCGTGACGGTTAGCGTGACGCAACTGGTCGATACGAATGATTTGATCGTATGACTTCATTGCCTCTTCGTTACCTTCCAAGGTACGGTCGCCTGCGATACCGTCGCCTTCAAGGTCGGCTAACAGAGTGATAACAGCGCGAGCGCCTTTTTCAGATTTCTTCAGCTCAGTGATGTGCTGAATCATGGAATTTGAGTCTTTACCAAGGAAC